ATAAAAAAGAATAAATGGTGTAAGCAAATATGCAACTGCAGTTATAATAATGTCCAACACTATACTTCCAAAATTATAATTCATAAATTCACGCTACTTTCTATAATATATCATTTATAATATAATAGGGGTGGTTATATGAAGTACAATGATTTAATAAAATTACTTAAACATCGTAAAATAATAATATCATTGTATTTTTTAATATTAGAGGACTATTATTAGTCTTCTTTCTTATTAATACCCTCAATCATATCCGCTATTTTTAATAATTTATCAAGGCTTTCTTCATCTATATTTTCTTCATCATCCATTAAGCCTTTTTCTTTTAATATTTTTTTGTATTCTTCATGTTTTTCCTCAATAGGAGGAGTATTTGTATTGTTTAATCGTAAATCTTTTCCAACTAGGTCATAGAGTGGAACATTTAGTGCTTTCGCTATTTTTATTGCATTATCTATAGTTGTTTCAATTTCATTATTTTCGATTCTCGAAACTGTAGATCTATCTATCCCAATTTTATCTGCTAGTCCTTGCTGTGATATCCCATTTTTGCTTCTTAAATATTTAATGTTGTTATTTAAAAATTCAGCCATTTTATTCCTCCTTCTTATTAAATTATAACACAAAAAATAAAAAAAACAACTTTTTTTGTGTAAATCTGCACATTTTCTATTGACAAGTGCATATATGCACGGTATAATAGTGTTAGTTAGGAGGTAAAAGATGCAAAATTCAATAGGAAAAGAACTAAAAATTATTAGAATTAGAAATAATTTGAGGTTAGAAGATGTTGCTGATAGTCTAAATCTAAATCGAGAAACTCTTAGAAGATACGAAAATAATTCAAATGGATTATCGGTTGAAAGATTAGAACAATTATTAGATTTTTATAATACTGATAAAGCAATTTTTTTTGAAAATGTATGTGCAAATATGCACGATACTGACATTGAAAAAGAAAAAGAAGAATAGGAGAGAGAAGATGGAAGGATTAATAGATAGTTTAGAAGATTATCTATCAACAATGAATGATCAATTTTATAAGTTGAAGAATAGTTTTGAAAAAATAATGATTTTATCAAAAATTAATGAATTAGTATTTTGGCTAGAAATGTATAAAGAAAAAACAAGCCAAAATGACTTGTAAAAAAGATTATCTCTTTTTTGGAGCTCTCTGTGACAAAGCAGAACCAGCAGCGGTTTTAGAGTTCTTAGATGTGCGACCATCTTTTAGAACTTTAGAAGCAGCACTAGCAGCTTTAGCACTTGTCTTACGTTGTGTTGCCAATTATATCACCTCACTTTCTAATTGATTATTATAAAGCAGAGGTAATTAAAAGTAAATAAAAAGGCTACTAGAGTAGCTTAGAAGGAGAAAAAATATGAAGTCTACCAAACAAGAAAAAATTAAAGTTATAGTGGTTAATCCACCGACAAAAGAAGAATCAAAAAAAAGAATAAAAGAAATATCAGAAAGTATTAATAGATTATTTTCTGTAATGGAGGGATAAAAAATGAAAAGAAAAATAAGTTGGAAAACAATATTAGCAATGATTATATTTGCAATTAGTACATTATCAATAGTTACACTTGCTTTTAGTGCAGTATGTCCTACTTGGACAGGTGTTGCTTTTTTAATAGCAGATATAACAGTTGCTGGATATTCTTTTATGTATCTTGATGAAAGATATGAAAGATTATTCAAATAAAAAAAATAAAAAGTTCGCACAAACTTTTTACATACATAATTATAACAAATTAGTATGTTTTTGTCAAATTAGGGATTTTGGTTTTAACAAAATAGGAGGGCAATATGAATGATGATAAGAGCTTTATAAAAGTTCATAGAAAGATGCTTAAATGGGAATGGTATAACGACATAAATACAAAAGTATTATTTATTCATTTGCTTTTAATAGCCAATTGGGAAGATAAGAAGTGGCAAGGATTGTTAATTGAAAGAGGCAGTGTTGTTACTAGTATAAAGAATTTATCCCAACAAACAAAATTGAGCATACAAAAGGTAAGAACCTCGTTAGATAAGTTAAAATCAACCAATGAAATAACAATCAAAACTACCAATAAATATACAGTAATTTCAATAAATAACTATGATTTATATCAGCAAAATAACAAACAAAATAACAAACAAGTAACAAACAAACAACAAACAAATAACAAACAAATAACAACAACTAAAGAATATAAAGAATATAAAGAAATAATTAATAATAGTGATGTTGTTGTTAATAAGTTATTTACATTTGTAGAAGAAAATTTTGGAAGACCACTAGCACCACTAGAACTAGAAGAAATTAATACTTGGAAAGATAATGACTTAACTAGGTATGCTATTAAGCAAGCTATTCTCAATGGCAAATATAACATCAAGTACATTTCAAGAATTCTTTTAGCATACGAAAGAGAGAACATAAAGACTGTTCATCAAGCACAAGAGAGGGAAAGAGAGTATGAGACTATGCGAAAGAAAAATACCACTTATCAGTCAAAAGTTATTGAAGAGCAGAATGCTGCTAGAGAAAGGTTTTTGAAAGGGGAAAAAGAATGACAAAAGAAGAAAGCACTAGAATTGTAGATAGAATAAAAGTGTACAGACAAAACTTTACGATTACCGATTTGGTTTATCGTGAATGGTTTAAAGTGTTAAATGCCTACGATTATGCCGAAGTAGATGAGAAACTAGATAAATATTTTAAAGACTTGGATAATGAGGGTAAAATACCTAATCCACATTATTTGGTAAAATATCTAAGAACTCAAGATGAAAAACAAAATATAGGCTCATTTAAGGTTGAATGCCCTAATTGCGGTCTTTATGTAGATTTAGAAGATTTAGATGGTAAACACTACGATAGATGTTTATCAACAAGATATATTGTAGCAATGAGGAAAAAATACTTCAACAAAGAAACTGATATCGAAGAACTTAATTATCTATCAGACAAAATATTTTGGGATAAATATTATGATTTCATAAGTATACTTTCAAAAATGGAAGTTCAAGAAAAAGATAAATTAATCAGAATATTAGAGGACAAAGATAGCAACAAAAGAATAGAACAAATAACATTAAGAATGTAAAAAAATAAAAAAAGTGAGGTAAGAAGAAAAATGAATGAAAGAATTAAAGTAAGTTATGAGCAAATAAAGAAAGCAAATGATGAGATAGAAAAAACTAAGATAGGAACAAAAGGATATGCACAAGTAAATGAGAGAATAAAAGCATTTAGAAAAGTTTATCCTACTGGATCAATTGAAACTGAAATAGAAGAAGTAAGAGAAGATTATGTAAGAATAAGGACAAGTATATACGATGAAAATGAAAGGTTACTTGCAGTTGGCAGAGCAAGTGAAACAAATAAAGGTAACAATAAAATTAATCAAACTTCAATGATAGAAAACTGTGAAACATCAGCAGTCGGTAGAGCTTTAGGATTTGCAGGCTTTGGAGTAGATACTGCTATTGCAAGTGCTGAAGATATAGAAAGAAATAAAGAAAGAACAAAACAATTTGAAATATACAAAGATATGTTTATTAGGGATGATGAAGCAAAATACATTATTAAAGTATCAATAGGAGACCTAATGAGAAAAATGGGAGTTGTAAAAGAAAGCCTTAACACAACAGTAGAAGAAAAATTATGGGCTTCTTTAGAAGAACTAAATACTAAACAACTTCAAAAATTAGAAACAAAATTAAAAACATTAAACATGGAAACAAATGAATGGCATCTATTATATAACGAAAATATGAAGATAAAAGATGTTGTTCCAAAAAATCAAGAAGTTGTTTATGAAAGTAGTTGGTATAAATTTGGTAAATTAGCCTTAGATAAAGCAGGTAATGATGAACTTTTAAGGAATGATATAATTAATGCTTACTTGGATATGGGAATAACATTGGAGGATAAATAATGTCAGAAGTATTTATAAATGTAAAAGGATTAGAAATAGAAGAATTGTTTGGCACAGATATAGTAACTGTAGAAGATTTAGTATCAAAATTAATTGATATGAATATTGAAAATAATAGGTTAAATGAGGAAAATACGGATTTAAAAGAATATAAAGAGCAATACTGTGACAGGTATAGTTATGATTAAAAGAATGGCTGAAATAGACAAATATAAATATTATTGTAAATGTGGACATCCAGTCGTTATATATCCTATAGAGAGAAAAAACAAAAAAATATGCAATTGGTGTGGTCAATATGTATACATTAGTAGGCAAGAAGAATTTAAAAAAAAATTAGGAGGGATGATAAAGTGAATAAAGCAATATTAATTGGAAGATTAACTAAAGATCCTGAACTTAAAATGACAGAAAACACAAAAAGAGAAGTATGCCAATTTACTATAGCGGTAAATAGACCATATACAAATGATGATGGCGAGAGAAAGGCAGATTTTATTAATTGTGTAGTATGGGACAAACTAGCGGAGAATCTTTCTAAATATCAAAAGAAAGGTAATCAAGTGGCAGTAGAGGGAAGAATACAAACTAGAAATTATGATGATAAAGATGGTAAAAAGATTTATGTTACTGAAATATTTGTATCAAATGTTACTTTCCTTGATAGTAAAGGTAGTAATGATAGCGTAAACAATCTAGAAGAGCCACCAGTAAAATCTGGCTCAATAACTACTGAACAAATTGATAGTATGCCTACAGCAAACGATCCATTTGCTAGCTACGGAAACGAAGTACAAATTAATGATTCTGATTTACCATTTTAGGAGGTTTTGAAAATGAAATTAAAAAAAGAAAAGAAAATAAGAAAATTATTAGGAAACCAATTTCATTTGTGTGTTGATAATTATGGAAATTGGAAGTTGTTTAGAAAATATGACAATTCAAAACTTTATTTCAGCGCAGAAAACATTGACATAATGAATTCAAATAACAATTCTGAAAAAGAATTACTTAGGTTTGCCAAGAAAAATAGAAGATATGATGCTGATAAAGTAATTTTTAACACTACATTAACTATAGTATGGTTAAATGTTATATTAGCAAGTGTCAATATATTTATTAATTCAGAGGTTATTAGAGGATTTATTCTTGGTATAGACTTTTTGGCATTATGGCAAAGTCTAATAAAAATGGTGGTTAGTAATCATAATTTAAAATGTAAAACTAAAGCTTTGAAAGAAAAAATAGAGTTAACAAAAAGAATTGCAGATAATGATAGAAGACACTTGTAAGATAGACAAAATACTACCATTATTATTTAGATTAGACAAGGATACTATTTATGATGTAAAAATAACTAAACATAGAGAAAAAAGAAGTTTAAATGCAAATAGTTATTTATGGAAACTTGTTACTGAAATAGGTAATGCATTGAGTAAATCAAAAGAGGAAGTATACTTGCAAATGTTAATAGATTATGGGCAATCTGAAATGGTAAGTATACTATCTGAAATAGATGTTAAAGGTTACTTTAAATATTATAAATTGGCTGGAACTAGCATCTTAAATGGTAAAGAGTTTAACCATTATAAAATTTACAAAGGCAGTAGTGAGTATGACACCAAAGAAATGAGTATTCTCTTAAATGGTGTAGTACAAGAAGCTAAAAATTTAGGAATAAAAACTAAAGATGATATTGAATTAGAGAGATTGATTAAGGAGTGGTGTTAATGAGAGATTACAGTGTTATTATAAAAAAAGCATTAAAATATTTATCAATGCTAAAAAATGGCAAACAAATTAAAACTGCTCCTCAACTTTTAGATTTAAAGGAAACGATGGAAAAATTAGAGGAACTATTGTATGAAAAGAAATAGTCAGTATGCTTTATACAAAGGAGAAAAGCTTGTTGGAATCGGAACAAAAAAAGAATTAGCAGAACTACTAAAAGTAAGAGTTGAAACAATAGCATTTTATACAACACCAACACACAGAAAAAGAAGTAAAAATGGTTATTGTGTAGTGAAAATAGAGGAGGAAAAAATGAAAGGGGAAATATTAGATATTGGAACTGCTCAAGAGTTAGCAGGAAATAAAAAAGAAATAGAAAGACTAAAAAGAGATAAAAACTTTGCAGAAGAAAGACTAAAAATACTTCAAAGAAAATATGACAAGATGGAACAGAGAAATACTTTCCTTGAAAGTAGAAATAAAATATTAGAGCTAGTTGAATCATACTTACCTCACAGAATAAATGCAATATCTAAAATGAATGATGCTAGATATGATTATGCGATACTAGAACTAAAGAAATTATCTGATGCATTGGATATGGAAAAGGAAAAATTAGAGAATAAAGGGGATGGAGAAGATGAACGAGAGTGAGTTCAAATTACAGTTCTATTTCAACCTTTATAAAGATAAATCAATGATTAATTCGAGCATGTTTAGAGCAAAGTTTAAGAAATTACATGGTGATTTTAAGCATTTGGACAAGCTAGTTGTAGCTATAGAAAACTACCAAATAAAAAAGTATGGTTGTACTTTAGGAAATGGATCTATGGATAAAAATAGTAGACCAGAGAGGATTAGAAAATTATGAAACCAAATGAATTAACTGAAAAGGAAATAAAAAAATTACAAAAAAAGTTTCCACAAATTAAAAAAAGAATACCTAAAAAAAGATTAACTAAAGAAGAAATACAATATAGACAAGTAAAAAGAAAAGCAAGATGTGAGAATATATGTTACTTTCTTATAACTATATTCTTTCTAGTAATGTTAGCAGTATCAATATATATACTTTACTTAATGCTAACTTATAAATGGTGATGATATGGATTTAAATGAAATTAGAAATATGAATGATGAGCAATTAAGAACATTTATGAATAATTTAGCCCAAAGAAATAATATATTTTGCACAAAGTGTGGAAATATTATCGCTCCAAGAGATAGATATAACTTAAATATTAGTGTTTATGATACTTCTACTTGTCAAAAACAAAGAAAATTATGTTCTTTATGTCATGAATGCTATATTGATTTATTAGATTATTTGGCAGTATCAGATATAAATTGGGATGAGTAAATTAGGAGGTTAAATAATGAATAAAGAAGAACTAATTGGCAAATTACAAATGGTATATGTAGGAGATAAAAATGCTTTAAATGAAATGATAGACTACTATGATGAGTTATTTGATGAGATGTCCAATTGGAGAGAAGAAGTAAAAGAATTAAAGAAGCTACTTGAAGAAAAGAATAAACCTCAAATATTCATTGAAACTCAAGATATGGAAGAAAGATATGCAGAAGGATTATATCAAGATTATTTAGAAGAAGAAAATAAGAAATATAAAAATCAACAAAAAGAGTTTATCTCATATTTAGAAAATGAAAAAGATAGACTAGCAAGAGAATGTAGCCATATATATGAAGATAGTTTAGGTAAAACAAGATTAGTAAATGAAGATATATTTAATGAAGTATATACAATCTTATCAAAATATAAAGAAATAATAGGAATATCAAATGAAAACAATATGGAAAAATCAAAATAAGTATATCAGGTTGAGAATAGCAAAAGTTGGTTGCACTTATAGAGCCGATATATCCATTAATAAATATTATTACAACGAAAAAACGCCTAGATATTATGAAATGAATTTTGATGTATTTCATCCTTATGATTATTCTTCTGAAGAAGAAACTTTTGAAAAAGCAAAAGAATGGTTATATGAAGAATTAAAACAATTACAAGAAAATGTAAAATTAGGAGGTAAAGAATGAAATTAGAAATTGGGAAATTTATCCGAACTCCCTATGGTATTAGAAAAATAGTAAATATAACCAAAGATGATGGATATGGGAAACCTAAAGTTAGAGTAATTGAATTGGATAGGCATTTGAATACTCCGTATAAATTTGATTATATATTTTATACTGATGAGAATGTTATAAAAAAATGTAAAACCAGTTATAACATAATTGATATTTTGGAAGTTGGAGATTATGTTAATGGTAGTAAAGTCGTTGAAGTAGATTTTGATGCAGAAGAAGAAAAATATATAAGAATTGATAAAGCACAAGATGGTTTAAAAACTATTTTAAGGAACAATGACATTAAATCAATAGTAACAAAAGAACAATTTGAAAATATGGAATATAGAATAGGAGAATAAGTATGAATATAGAAGAAATATTAAAAAATGCAGTGAAAGAAAATATAGAGGTTAAAATAGACCAACTAATAGAAGATGAAATTAATGAATTTACTAAACAACTTTTAAGAAGAAAAGATGATTATATTGCTGAAATTATGAAAGCAATAAGAATAAGTGAAGAACGAATAGCAGGAACTATGCAAAATCATTATATTATTACTTTTGAAAATAAAGTATTTTTAGAAAGAAAAGGTGAGGGGTAATGAAAGATATAAATATAAACTATGAAGGACTATCTTTTGAAGAAAAGATTACATTAAAAATAAATTATTTATTAAGTTTACCAGCAAGTGAAGCAGTAAAGAGTGCATTACTTAACTTGAAATGGGTACTAGAGATATACCAAGAAGAAAAAATGAAAGGAAGAAGAAGATAATGGGGAAAGAAAGATTAAATAGTGAGCAAATAAAAGAAATTTGCAAGATACAACATAAATTATTAATTGCAAAAATATTGATAAGTAAAATGCCAATGGCATATACAAACAATAATGTATATCAATTAGAAAAAGATATGAAAATAAGAGATATTGTTGATAATTGTGAAAATGAAATGAAAGAATTATTACTTAAATATGGAAGTGAAATTATTGTAAATACATTTAGTGATAAAGAATATCTACAAAGACCTGAAAATAGATTCACATTCGAGAATCAAAAACAGGCAACGAAGGAAGTCACTGGCGAGGAATTAACATTAGAAGAGTTTATGGAAAAGGTAGATAAATAGTGGAGCCACATAGAAGAAGAGAACTATTAAAGATAAGACAATCTTTTTTAGAAAGATATAAACTAGCAAAACAATTTAAAGATAAATTTTATACTGAATATTTTGCAAAGCAAATAAGAGACATAGATGAAGAATTGGAGGACAAAGAAAAATGAATAAGTATTTATTAGAAACAATAATTATAATCATAGTATTAGTTATAACAATATTTGTATTGAATATCCAAAAAAATAATTGTATAGAAAAGGGCGGCTCAGTAATAACAAACTCAATTGGTATCTATGAAAAATGTATATATGGAGGGAAATGATGGAAAGAAAAATAATTTATAAAGAAAATAGTGAAGAGTACAAAGCAATTAAATTATTAGAAAGAAAGACTAGAAATTATAGTTTAGATGGTGAAGATTTACACTATGCAATAATACTTTACAATTTAATTATTAATCTATCAATTGAAAATCAACAACTAAAAGAAGAAGTTGAAGCAGTAAACAAAGGCTTAAGAAAAGTACAGGAAAGAAGTATTAAATACAAAAATAGATGCTTTGAGTTGAATAAAAAAATTTATGAATTAGAAGAACAACTTGAAGATATAACCTTATGTAGAGATATAGCAAGTGGACACAGAAAAGAAGTTCAAGATAGAGAAACCATATTGTTAAATCAACAAAAGGAGTTTATAAAATGGCTAGAAGATAAAATACAACAACAAGAAACAGTAATAGCAGAAAATCAAGAAAAATTATATTTCTTAATATATGAAGATGAGAAAGAGGATTTAAAGTCATCTTCACAAAAAGCATATATAAGAAGAATAATTCTTATAGAAATTTTACAAAAATATAGAGAAATAATAGGAGGTAAATAATGAAGTTAATATTAGGAAAATTAAACAATGGTGCTATTTTTTATTGGGATATATCTCATCTGCAATTGAAACCAGTAGTAGGAGATTATGCAATAGTAGGAAATAAAAATGATTATGATCTAGTAAAGATAATAGGAATAGTAGAAACTAGTGAAAAATATTATAAACAATTAACTCATGATTGTGAATTAAAACAAGCTGTATGCTTATTAAAAAGAAATATGATTAGAAATGATTAACAATATCAGGGGAAATATGGTTATAGAAAGGGGAAGTAAATGTATATAGAATACAATGAGCTGTTAAAGCAATTCAAAAAAGCAGAGAGAAACTATAACGAAGCATTAGAAAAGAAAAGCGAATTAATATTATCTGTAATGCCAGGGGCGGTAAAGCCTAAAGAAGTTATGGTAACCATAAATACTTCACCAGACACTAATTTAATTAACTACACGAGTGAAATAGATGAAGTTGATAAATTGATTAACCAAAGTAGAAATACACGAGATATGCTAAATTATGAGCTTAAGAAGAAGCTCATAAAAATGAAAGAAGAAGGGGATGTATATGATAAGATATACATTTACAGATGGATAGAGCATAGATCTGTGTATAAATTTCATAAATTAGTTGGTTATAGTAAAACACAAGTATATGATTATATTTCAGAAATGAAGAAAAAATTATATAAAAATGAAAGTTCGGACAAAATCGGACAAATCTAGGTATACAATGATATTGTGATAATATATAGTTCACATATTATACCTCACACTACCTATTAGTAGGTAGTATACTGATAATATATAAAAAGCGCGGGTTGAAAGTTAAGGTTAATTTGCTTTTAATATCACTATAAAAATCAAAGTACAAGATTAGTGATTACTTTCAAGAGAGTTAGGTTGAGTATGGCCAACAAAACACCTATAAATACCTTTATATTATTAGTATAGTACTTACTAATACGAGATTACATACCTCCTTTACTCTATTAAATGATATTTTTCTTTTTCATTTAGTATGTAATCAGAATATGGACACACTAGTGTCTTTTTATTATGCAAAAAAAGGGTTGATTAGTATGAACTATAAAAAGTGTATGAAGAATAATACTTGCAAAACTTGTAGTGATTATTTGTTTTGTAAAGAAGAAACACCAAAAATGGGTAAAAAGAAAAACAAGAAGGCAAACTTGTATAAAAATAGGAAGTGATAAAGATGGCTAAAGGTAAAAAGCTTAATAATGAAATGATATACAAAATAATGCTTAGTTATGCTGTTACAAGAAATTATAGTGAAACAGGAAGAAACTTGAATGTTCCAGAATCAACTGTTAGGAAGGTAATAGCAGATAACAAAGATAACGAAGATTTTGCTATACTATGCGGTAAAAAAAGAGATGAGTTCGTAGAAAAGGCAAATCAAATTATTGATAAAGCAACTAATTTACTTGAAAAAAGATTAGATACTGCTTTAGAAAAGCAAGAAGAACTAGAAGAAATATTAGAAGAAGCATTGAGCATGGAAAATGAAGAATTTAATACTAGCGAAAAGAAAGCTTTGATTAAAAGAATAAATAAACTTCAAATAAATGGATTAAGTGAAATTACCACAGCCATAGGAACTATGTATGACAAGAGAGCTTTAGCTCAAGGTGATCCAACAAGCAACGAGAGAGTAACTATAAATATAGAATTGACTGATGAGTAATGGAAGTAAACATAAAAATATCGAAAAAAGTATTTAATGATGTATATATACCATATCTTGGCAACACAGATAGATATTTGATATTTTATGGTGGCGCTGGTAGTGGTAAGTCCTTCTTCATTGTTGAAAGATACATATATAAAATACTTAATTCAAAATTAATGAACTTATTAACAGTTCGTGCTACTGGTAAGAGCAATAGAGATAGTACATTTGCTTTGTTCAAGCAAGTTATTAATAAATGGCATTTAGGTATGCACTTTAAAATAAATGAAAGTGATCTAAGAATAAAGTGTTTACTTAATGGTAATGAGATAATATTCAGCGGACTAGATGATGTTGAAAAGTTAAAATCAGTTACTTTTAGCAAAGGTGAACTTACTGATATATGGATAGAAGAAGCTTCTGAAATACTAGAAAGTGATTTCAATCAATTAGATGTCAGATTAAGAGGAAAAGGAACTAAAAAGCAAATAGTTATATCTTTTAATCCGATTGATATTAATCATTGGCTAAAAAAGAAGTTCTTTGATGTACCAAGAGATAATTTAACTATAGTACATACAACATATAAGGATAATAAGTTCTTAGATGAAGATTATAAGAAGTTACTAGAAAGTTATAAGTATACTGATGAGTATTATTATAATGTGTACTGCTTAGGTCAATGGGGTGTTCTAGGAAAAACTGTATTTGATGCGAGAGCAGTAAGCAGAAGATTGCAAGAAATAACTAGACCTATCAAGACTGGTTATTTTGAATATAAATATGATGATACAATGCCTGTTGGAAAGAAGATTACTGATGTAAAATGGGTAAATGATGAAAATGGTTATATAGAACTATATGAATTGCCTAACCTATACAAATATTGCATAGGTGGTGATACTGCTGGTGATGGCTCTGACTGGTTTACTGGGCATGTACTTAATGCAAAAACTGGCAAACAAGTTGCAAGGCTAAGGCATCAAATGGATGAGGATCTATATGTAAGGCAAATGTATTGTTTAGGTTGGTATTATGCTAATAAAAATTTAAAAACTGGTGTAGTAACACCTGCTCTTATGTGTATTGAAAGTAACTTTAGTAGTTTTCCTAATAAAGAACTAGTAAGGTTAGGCTATCCTAATATGTTCGTAAGAGAGAAAGAAGATAGATATACAGGTATAATGGACAAGTCTTATGGATTTAAGACCACTTCATTAACAAGACCTGTTATAATAGCAGAACTAGTTAAAATAGTTCGTGAATCTGTTGAACTAATAAATGATAAATTAACACTTGAAGAGATGCTAACTTTTGTCAGAAATGAAAAAGGAAGGCCAGAAGCACAACAAGGAGCCCATGATGATTTGGTTATGGGGCTTGCTATAGCCTATTATTCAAGGACACAAGTAATATTCGATGTTGAGCCGATAGAAGTAAGCCAAGCATTCAATTTCAAGTCAGAAGAGCCACTAGAGGCTGATTATGGAGAGGAGATAGTGATTGTATAATGAAAAAGAAAATGTTAAGAAAGTTAAGAGAAACTTGCAATGAATTAATTGGAGAGAAAGAAACTAATAAGATAATAACTGAAGCGATAGAGGAAGTATTAGAAGAAACTAAACCTAAAAAGAAAACAAAAAAAGGTGATAAGTAATGGAAACAATAGCATTACTTTTTTTATTTGGTATTTTTATAATTTTATCTTATACTTTAGGACTTAAAAATGGTCAAAAGTTAAAGAACGAAGAAGAAATAAAAATACCAGAAATTAATCCTGTTAAGATAGTTAGAAATGAAATAGAAACTTTTGAACAAAAGAAGAAACAAGATGCCTATGATACTATGATGGCTAATATTGATAACTATGATGGAACAGGACTAGGACAGAAAGATATACCTAGTTAGGAGGTGTCAAGATGGATTTAAATGAATTAAAAGAAACTGATATATGGGAATTATATGAAAAAGGTAGAAACTATAATCGACTAAAGAATCTATATTCAGATACTGATAAGAATTATAGAATGTACAATGGCAATCAGTGGGCTGGATTAAAGATTAGTGGAATAGAGCCTATCCAGTTAAATATAATTAAACCTATAGTTAAATATAAAATATGTGTTATAAACGAGAATGAGTTTATGGCTGTATATAGTGCAGAAAACTTTGAGAATAAAGAGTTTAAAGAAGTGGCGAATAAAACTTGCGAACTTCTTAATAAATTAGCTGCTAAAGCATGGGAAAAAAACAATATGGACTATAAGACTAGAGCCATAAGTAAACATTCTGCTATTAATGATGAATGTCCTATTTATGTAGATTATGATGAAGAAACAAATTTGCCAATAGTTGAAATATTGTCAAAAAACGATGTGTATTATGGCAATGAAAATGATTCGGACATACAAAACCAACCATATATTTTAATCAAACATAGAAAACCAGTTATTAATACTATTGAAATGGCTAAATTATCAAAAATATCAGAGGACAAATTAAAGTATATAGTTGGTGATAATGATACTTTTGAAGAGGCTGGAGAAGATTCCAGAGAAGAAAAAGATGATATGGTGACTATCATCACTAAGCTATATAAAGAAAATGGTACAGTCCATTTTAGTCAAGCAACAAGATATTGTGATATTAGAGAAGACAAGGACACTGGACTAACCCTTTATCCGTTAGAGCATATGCTTTGGGAAGAAAAAGAGGGATATGCTAGGGGAGAAGGCGAAGTTAGATATTTAATACCTAATCAGTTAGAGATTAACAAAACCATAATGAGAAGATTAATATCTGCCAAAACTACTGCTTATCCACAAAAGGTTGTTGATGTATCTAAAGTTCAAAACCCTAATGCAATAGACAAAGTCGGAGGCACTATTAAGGTTAATGGCCAAACTGTAGATGATGTTAAAAAAGCAATTGGAGTTCTTCAACCAGCACAGATGAGTGCAGATGTCGAAAAGGTAATGAATGAGTTAATATCTACTACTAGAGAATTAGCAGGTGCGGGTGATATCGCTACTGGTGATGTTAATCCAGAAAGTGCAAGTGGCAAAGCAATACTTGCAGTTCAAAGAGCCTCACAAATGCCTGTAACCGAACAAACAATATCACTAAAAGCAACTTTAGAAGGATTAGCAAGAATATGGTTAGATATGTGGAAAACATATGCTACAGATGGTTTAGTAATAGACTATGAAGAATCTAATCCAACAACTGGGGAAGTAAGTTCCAGACCAGTTAAGGTACCTTATAGTGTATTGCAAGAACTACAAGCAAATGTAAAGATAGACATTACACCTAAAAGTCCTTATGATAAATATGCACAAGAGTTATCGTTAGAAAATATGTTAAAGGCAGGATACTTTACTGCTGAAAAACTAGCAGAACTAGAAGTATATGTAAGTCTACTAGATGATGATAGCTCAATGCCTAAATCTAAGTTAGAAGAAGCAATAAAGAAAATGAAAGAATCTCAGCAAAGAATAGCAGATATTCAAACACAGGCTCAGCAATTAAAAATGCAAGCCAATAACTTTATTGCTAATCAGCAAGATATAACAGGTATAGGGCAATATGGAAATCAATTAATTAATCAAGCAATGGCTACTAGATAGTTATTGCTTTTTATATGGAGGAAATATGACATTTAGTGAAGCATTAGAAAAGTTGAAAGAAGGTAAAAAAGTTGCAAGAAAGAACTGGAATGGAAAAGGTATGTTTGTTTACTACGTTCCAGCAGGTGCATATGCACCATGTACACCAATTGCTGAAACTCTTGTTAATGAAGAAGGACGTGTAGAATATAATCCTTACTTTGCTATCAAAAATGTGAATGGCAGTGTTTCTACTTGGGTTCCAAGTGTAAACGATTGTTTAGCAGAAGATTGGTATGTAGTTGAGTAAAAAAATAGTCCAAGCATTGTAAGACTTTAAAAGAAGATGGAATAGTGAAGTCAAACACTTAAAAAAATAGGAGGAAAGAAAATGAACGAAGAATATGATGTTCAAACACCTGTTACAGATGTAACTGAAAACACTGAAGCTCAATCAGTAGAAGAAAATGAGGAAGGTATAGAGTTAACTGATACCGCTTCTCAAGAGGAAGAAAAACAAGAAGTTAAAACTTATACTGCAGAAGAAGTAGAAAAGATGGTTAATGATAGATTAAATACTTTACTTCCAAAGAAAATCGAAAGAGAAAAAAGGAAGATGGAAAAGCAATATTCTGATAAATTAGCCAAATATGAAGAAACTGACAGTATATTAAAGGCAGGCCTTGGAACTAAAGATATCTCTGAATCTAATCAAAGAATGAGAGAATTCTATAAAGAACAAGGAATTGATATACCTGCTTATTCAAAACCTAGATATTCTGATGAAGAAGAAAAGATTTTAGGTAAAGCAGAGGCTTCTAAAATTATTGATTTAGGCTTTGAAGAAATGCAAGAAGAAGCAAATAGACTTGCCGCTATTGGTGTAGACAAAATGACACCTAGAGAGAAAGTTGTATTTAATACTCTTGCAGATGAACTAACTCATCAAAAACAAGTTAAAGAGTTAGCAGAATTGGGTGTAAAAGAAGATGTGTTAAAAGATGATAGTTTTAAATCTTTTGCTAGTCAATTTAATTCAAATACACCTATTAAAACAGTATATGAAATGTATACAAAATTAAATCAACCTGTTAAGCCAACGGTTGAAAAGATAGGAAGTATGAAGTCAATGGCTCAAGATAAAGTTAAGGATTATTATACAGAAGATGAAATAAGAAAATTAACTGATGAAGAACTTGACAATCCTAAAATATGGGAAGCAGTTCGTAGATCTATGACTATGACTCAAAAATAATTTCTATCTATATAGAAAGGATGTGTTAAAATGGCTGTAACTAATTTCCAACAAACGATTTGGAGTAAATCGATTTTAAAAGCATTGGATACCATTACATCTCTAAGAAACCATTGTGATTTCAAATATGAAAAGGATAGCAAGAATGCTAAAGAAGTAAAGATTTTAAGTGTTTCTAGACCTACTATAAAGAATTATGTTAAAGGTACAGAAATAGAACTTGAAGGTTTAACTGATTCTAGTCAACTATTGCAACTTAATCAATACAGATACTTTAATTTTGAGGTTGAAGATATTGATAAAGCACAATCAGTTCCTGGTTTAATGGAAGAAGCTTCAAGACAATCTGCTATCGGATTAAAAGAAGAAGGGGATAAATATGTTGCTTCTATTGTAAAAACTGCAACAGAGGCTACATCAGGTGCTTTAGCACAAAGTTCATCAGTTATTGCATTAACTGCAACTAATGCTATGGCTAGTGTTGAAGCAGGATTCACTAAATTATATGAGAATAATGTTCCAGTATCAGAATCATTATATCTTGAAGTATCTCCAAAAGTCTTTACTACTTATAGACAATCTTTAACCGAACTATCTACAAATAATCCTGAAATAATCAAGAAAGGTGCTGTTGGTAAGATTAACAATGCTTTTGTTTGCATTGAAAATCTATTGCCTACTGGTAAAAAGACTGCTTCTTCTACTTCTGATGATGTAACTTATAACATCTTAAGAACAGGAAAAGCTATTGCTTTCGCTGAACAAATTGAAAAGGTAGAAGCATATAGACCAGAAAAAGCTTTCCAAGATGCATTAAAAGGATTATATGTATTTGGTGCTAAGATTGTTAACCCTAAAGAAATCTATATAATGAAAACTGAGATGTAAAATAAGAGGAGCAATCCTCTTTTCATTGCCATATGGTGAAGTGGTAACACATTGCACTTTGAATGCAACATTCCCTAGTTCGAATCTAGGTATGGCAACCAATTAGGAGGAAAAATAATGAACAACGAATTATTTACAATAAAGCCAAGTTTAAGACAATATTACGGAAGAACTATAACTAAGGAAACTGAGTTCGATGAATATACAGATGATAAAACAGTGCATCAAACTTTAAAAGATTTAATATTAACCACTGAGATTAATAAAGAAAATGAATATGATGGAATAAAGAGTATAGAGTATAGTAAATTAACTCAAATAATACCAGAAGAAACGATTTTAATTTGGAGCGAGACAGATGGTTATATTATTCCTAATGTACCTGTTTATAAACTAAAGGACTTGGAAAAAGAAATTAAAGAAATTAAAGAAATATACAAAGATAATACAGATATTAATCCAAAAGGATAGGTGATAGTATGACATTACTAGAAATGAAGAAAAAAGTATTGAGACTGATTGAGGAAATAAATGATAAAAGTGCCTTATTAACTGATGATCCTGATATAGCAAACAAAATAAATGATGTTATAAATCAGATTCAAAATGAACTTGCCAGAATAAAAAAAATACCTGCTAAAGAAGAATTAGAAGTAACTAAAGGTGATGAGATTGACTTTTCTGAGATAGCAAAGGATTTATTTCAAATTAACATTGTTAGGGGAGTTGAAAATGATATTATAGGTAATACTATTAATTTCTATGGTGATGGTATTGCTAAAATATATTATTACAAGTATCCTAAACAAATAACTGCTGATACAAAAGATAGTGAGTTTACTTTTGATTTATCAACAGATGTACTTGAAATAATGCCTTATGGTGTGGCTGGTGATTTACTTAAATCTGATATATCAGCTAGTTATGGACAAGTTTATTCAAATAGGTATGAACAAATGTTACAAAGATTAGATCCAAGATTTCATACTGGTAGTATTTATCTAGAAGGAGATGATACTTATGAGTTCTTATAGTAGTTCTGGTGGTGTTCCTAGTGGAGCATTAGTTACTAGAAAAGTAGATAACTTTGCAGGTGTTGATTTCAGTAATAGTGATACTAATTTATCTAGAAGTCCTGATAGCTTAAATATGTGGAAAAATTACAAAAATAATAGTGCTGGAATAGAAACAAGACCTGATATGGAATTAGTAGAAGAATACAATAATACCATATTAGGTCTCTTTTTTTATGATATAGGCAATACTACCCATAAAATAGTCCATTCAGGAACTAAACTTTATGATAATGGTACTGAAATATTTAGTGGTATGAATTTGATTAGAAGTCAGGCTTTTATATTTAATAATATATTTTATATAAAAGATGGTTTAAATTATCTTGAATACAATGGAACTGAAATAAAAGAAGTAGAAGGTACTATACCAACTACTACCATAGGAGATCCTACTGGGGAGGGAACAACATATCAAGATGTAAATTTGCTTACTGGACTTAGAAAGAATCTAAGAATAGGTGATGGTGTAACGACAAAGTTTAAACTAGATACCGAAAACATAGATAGTGATTATGTGGTAACTGCTAAAGTAACTATAGGACTAGACACACTTACTTATGTTCAAGGCAAAGACTTAACAGTAAATGTTACAGAAGGAAGTATTACTTTTAATACTGCTCCTGCTAAACCTACTACTGATGGTCAACACAATGTTGAAATATTATTCAGAAAGACTATTCAAGGATATAGAGATAGAATTAACAAGTGTACTATGCTAGCAGTATTTGATAACAGAGTATTTTTTAGTGGAAATCAAGATTATCCTAATGCTATTTTCCATAGTTCATTGGAAGACCCTAGATATATTAGTGATTTAGATTATTACAACGAGGGAATGGATTTAGCAAAGGTAAAGGCACTGATACCTAGTAATAATGCTCTATGGGTGTTAAAAGAACCATCACAAGCAAATACTACAGTCTTTTATCATAATCCAGTTGTTGATAGCACATATGGAAAAATATATCCATCAGCACATTCAAGCATAACAACAGGTTGTGTCTCTACTGGAATTAACTTTAATGATGATATAGTTTTCTTTTCTGATAGAGGCATGGAAGCAATTAGTGGAAATATTACTTCAGAGCAATTACTAGCACATAGATCTAGTATGGTTGATGGTAAATTACTAAAAGAATCAAATTATAAAAATATGATGTTAGAAGAGTGGGAGGGTTATCTTTTAGTAATTATAGATAACAAAATTTATTTAGCAGATAGTAGACAAAAATATCAAAATATAAATGTTGAATATGAATGGTATTATTGGGAGTTATCTTGCAATATTACTTGCACTTCAGTTAAAAATGGAGTGCTTTATTTATGCGGTAACAATAAGATTTATAAGTTAACCAAAACTAATGGCGAAATAAGTTCTTATTGGACTACTAAGCATGATGATTTCAAATATCCAGAATATCAAAAAACAACTAATAAAAGAGGCGGTACTGCTGAAGTAAAAGGTGAAAGTATAAAGATAGAGGTCAAAACAGATAATAACGACTTTGAAGAGGTTAATACTTATGACAATGTTAAGGGATACATAGTTTATAGAATTAAAAAGAAGAAATGGAAACGATTACAAATGAAATTCAGTTCTACTAAACCATTTGGTTTAAATAATTATACATTAGAATCATTTGTAGGCGGATATGTAAAGAGGTGATAAAAAATGGCAATTTATGATGTTAATTACGATGACAAAAGATTCAAAGATGTCGAAAATGAAAAACAAAATGAATTAAATAAATATAATGAAACTTATGATAATTTAATAAATGAAAGAAATAACTTTACTAAAGAACAACAGGATATGGTTGATAGATGGGAGAACACTCAAAAAGATATAGCAAATAAAAATCTTGAATATCAGAAAGATTTAATCGAACAACAAAGAAAAAAATCTGAACAAGCATATCAAAATGAGGCTAAAGCATCTTATATTGATTACCAAAAAGAAGTTGATAAATATGGTGTTAGTAGAGAAAATGTTGTAAACAACGGACTATCTAATAGTGGTTATGCTGAAAGTTCAAAAGTTGATATGTATAATACTTATCAAAATAGACTTGGCACTGCTAGAAAGAGCATGCAAGATGCTGGAATAGAATTCGATAATGCTATTAGACAAGCCCAATTATCTAATGATGAAACACTAGCCCAAAATGCTTTAAAAGCATTACAAGATAAATTAAATATTGCATTAGAGGGCTTTAACTACAAAACAGAACAAGAAAATAATAGATTGAATTGGAATAATACGATTAATAATAATTATTACAACAGATATAAAGATGTTGAAAGTCAAATTAATTATGAAAATGAAACTGCTGAGAAAATTAGACAATACAATGAGAATATGGCTTATCAAAAGGAACAACAAAGATTAGAACAACAAAGATGGGAACAACAAATGGCATACCAAAGAGAACAAGATGCTATTGCTAATGCTCAAAAATGGGCTAGTATAAATGCTAGTTACAGCAGTGGTGGAAGTTCTTTGTCAGGTGGTGGAAGCCTTAATGATGGTGGCAATAGTAGTTCTTCTAGTAGTTCGTCATCAAATAACAATTTAATAAAGAGTAAATATAATAGTTGTCCAGCATTATCTAGCAAAAAAGCTAATAACTGGTCTAATTCTAATATATTTACTTCTAATACTATAAAAAATGGTATTTCTGAATCTGAATTAGAAAGAAAAATATCTGCAGGTTTAAAAAATAAATCTATTACTAAAAAAGATGCAGATAAAATATTAACTTGGTTTGGCCTATAAGGTGGTGATTATATGAGTAGTATTCGAGAGAGATTACTTGGGAAATCAAAAAGAAATTCTAGTATAAGAGATAGACTAGAATTGAATAGTTCATATTATAAACAAGAATATAATGATCAATTATCAAAAAGAAATAATATTCAAAAAGATATACAAAAAAACACTTATGAAAAGGGAGTTCAAACTACAGTAACTCCTTTTTCAACACAAAGAAATATTTTACCTATTCAAGAACAGACTGAAATTACTAAAAACAAAAGATTTGAAGTAACTGCTGGTCAAGATAAATTGGGGCAAAATAAAAGCATAGAAAATAAGTATCAAGAAATAAAAAAATCAAATGAATATAAAAATCAGATGAAACAATTAGAAGAGCAATCAAATGAAGTTGGTTATGCTAAATATAATTACGATAAACAAAGAATTGCAGAAGATGATATTGGCTGGTATGATAAATCTATAGGAAGACTTACAGGCGGTATAGGAAGCCTTTTTGATTATAATGGTGGATTAATAAAAAATGAAAATGGTGACTTAGAATATTTACCTACATTTAATCAAATGAAACACCAAAAGGTTAAAGAAAATTATAAAACTGGTATAGGTAGATTTGTTGGTGATGTTTTATATGAAAGTGGTAAAATAGCAGGATCAACATTGATTAATCAAGCTTTACCTGGTGTTGGTTCTACTATGTATTTTGGAAAAATGTTTGTGGATAGTACCAATCAAGCGGTTTCAGATGGTTATGATACTAGTAGTGCTACAATGTATGGTTTGGTTAATGTTGGACTTGAATATGGTGTTGGTAAGGTGCTCGGTAGTGCAACTAAAGGTTTAACTGGAGGAAAAAATGGTGATTACGAAGAATTATTAAAGAAAACATTTACTAATATAACAAAGAAGCCTAAAATTGCAAATATTTTAGCAAATGTAGGCAGTGAGGCTACCGAAGAATTTGTTCAAGAATATTTAGATAATATTAGTAAATTGCTTATTTTAGATAAAAATACTAATATTAAAGATTATGCTTCTGTTTTCTTAGATGGTGATGTACTTTCTGATGCTTTATATTCTGCTGCTATAGGTGGTGTTACAGGTGGAATTATAGG